TTAAATTGTCATCCTTCAACTGTTTCGAAATACTCCTCTAGCCAGAGGCCAAAGGGTATTTCGATTGCTTCATTAACTATAACAGTCAACGAAGGCGTTTCCGACGGAACGGTTATGAATTCATGGTTAGGACTATCACAGTCATATTCCACTTTTTCATACCACTTAACCCAATTTGTATATGTCTCTCTATTGTTAAACAAGAAAGGCGTTATACGGTGAGGGCGAGTGCATTCTCTGGGTTTATGTCCCATAAGCTGTAAGGCTTGTAAGACACCAGGAACGCCGTTTACTCGCTTCAGTTCTCGCTTTTCAACGAGACTTTGGCGTGGCTTATCGGGCGAGGCTACACTGGAGATCGATTCGACTTGGTTCCCTCCTAAGAGGAAACTAGGAACGAAAGATCGCCGTAACTTTAACCAATATGGGTACACTACACTATCGCAGTGACCTAACCCGTCATCACTCCATTTACGGAGTGTATTAAGGAGCCAAACAACACGGTTTACCGAGTTGATAGTTTTCCGTATATAAAAAGGTGATACATCGACACCCTCAAAATAGTGTTTACCGCAGGACTCCCGGAAGGGGCCTTCAGTGAACGTTTTATCGAGGTTTGTTTCAAATCCACATGCGCGTAACGTTGATATAACGTTACTTGACGCATAGGTAGGAACAATAATATCGTCACCATATACAGAGACCGAATGGTCGAGTCCCCTACCACAATGGCGGGGGTCAAGATCTACTACTGCACGCGAAATCGCGTAAAAAAGTAGCGACTCTAACTCGAAAGTATAGCCGTTACCCATAGTGCTATGCTTTTCCCATTTGACAATTGATTGAACATTATTGTCGAACGAGTTAACAAGACCGTAGGGCGAACGTAAGGAGTTTAACAGTTCATACCATTCTTTAGGTATCAACTCAAAAACGAACCTTTGAGAGATAGAATCCGAAGCAGCTTTTAAATCTATAGTTGCCAGACGTCCAGTCTGACTTCCGTAGAGAGCTAACTTTTGATTCACACATTGCTTATTCAGATTTACACCATCACGGAGTAAACGCTGACGAATGTGTTGACCAACGCCGAGTTGCAAAGCCATATTTACACATGGCTCCTTACAAGCGGCGCGATCTGTCTCACTATTCTTAGGAACAGTAAACACTTGGTTTCCCACAGTGTGCTCTAGGTTATGATTTCCCCCATAAACATCCCATAATGGGGTGAGGGTTATCAAAGCTCGAGCATATTTAGAGGCTCCACGTGTAACACCAATAGGTCTTCGTGTATTATATTTATGGAAAGGGGTCGAAGTGACCTTCTTTCTATGCGTACTAGAACCGTTAGAAAACTTACAGTCCTTAAACATCTCATAAGAGATGGGACCAAGTATATCACTAACGATCTTTTGTGCGCTAAACATAACACGTTCGAAATACGTATGAGGGACAATGCCAAGGCTGTTAAGGCCTTCGTCATTAATCCGCTTACAGCGCGCTTCACTTTCGTGAAGCTTTTTAATAGCCGCATCATACGTTACCTGAGGATCTGAACCGTCACGGTTCAGTTTGCTTAACACTTCTGATAACATATATTCCCACTTAAAATCTGAGCTAGGCGTTAACGCGCTAGGCTTCAATGAGATTAAGTGTGCTTTAATATTATCGGGGTTAAGACTAGTGTGGTTAAGTATCTTAGTAGTTGCAGAGGAAATACGGTCTAACGACCTTATTTTCTCCTTGTTGGTAAGTTTTTTACCAAACTCGCAACCACTTGGATTAGTTTTATGAGTAGACATAACGTCTCCTTTAAACTGATTACTACCAAGTTCATAAGTATAACTACTTATGCCCAGAAATTCTCACCGCTTAAAGCAACACTAGCTAGTGTTGCGTCAAGTAGGTGAGAAAACATGCGTCGTACGAAAAGCTCTCGTGCTGCAGGTGTCATGGCACGCGGGATTCGCATATTGATATCGCCAATGGCGGTATCAACGAACTCCGTTAAACCATTATCTGCATTTATGAACTCTTGTGGATCAGAATACTTCATGATAACACGTTGTGACAATGAATTGTCATTAACAGTTACATCTAAAGTACTTTGAGTTTCAAGAGTGGCTTTGTCCGTACTACGAAAGGTAGTTTTATTGCCCACACGACCCGAAGGGTTCAGTGTTTGTGGAGTGATACCGTCAGTCAAGACGATTGGTAATAGAGCAGGCATAATGCCTCCTTATGTTAGGTAGCATAATTGCTACGTTAGTTAAAGCTTAAGTATGGCAAGAACAGCGGTGAGATTGCTGACTTGACGTAAAGAGATGTTCGGAAGAACAAACTCTAACTTAGGCACAGGGTAGGCGGTAAGGATTTCCCTTACATACCCATTACAAATATGTTTGCTAATAATCGTTTCACTAAAGCGATTTTCGGGGCGCGAGTAAATTTGGTCGACTTCGTGAGAAGCTTCACAAATAGTACGCGTGCTTTGATAACCGTTTAAGAATGCGGTACCTTTCGTTGCACTAAGCAAAGAAATGTAATCGCCGATATTAACTACATAGTCCACTACCCACGACCATGGCATAATCTGCCAAATTGGTCCGGCTAGTGAATCTACTCCAAACGCTTTATCCCTCACTTTATCCATATCAGTTATTGTTCCGTGCACTTTTACACGCATAGTTCGATATCCGGTACGTTTTACAGTGGTGGTGCGTAAAGGGTAGACAGTATTTGAAGCATTATAATCACGTGTTTCCTTATGCTTTCCCTTAACAGAGAAAGTAAAGGCGTGTTGCTTCTTGTACGTTCCTTTATGAAGGTCCATAACGGAATTGATATCATTCAACGTTGGTGCTATAGCGAAACGGTATTCGATAAAGAGCGATGCTCCTTTCTTTACTGTTTTGGCTTTAGACCTAAATTGCGATTTATCAATGCCAAAATGGCGTAGAGCCTTATGCCACCTACCTTTCTTGATTGCCTTTAAGGCAAGCGCAGTGTTTTTCACTTTGCTAACAAGATACGGTACGGTTTCAGTAAGCTCCGCAACCATAGTGCCAAAATCGATTTGATTCTGGTAAAGTCGTTCTAACATTTTGTTATTGGCTTGTGTGTAATCACCATGCTCGGTAGAATAACCCGTGCTGTTGATTGACCCAACCCAATTATCAGAAATGTTTTGCCCGACTAAGGGATGTACAGGTTCGTCATACGTAAGTGTATATAAGCGAACATCGCCTACCCACTTCTTAGTATAAGCTTTTCTGGTAAAACTACCAGTTTTAAGCACCCACTCGTGACGGAACGGTAAGGGCGATACATGATCGCCTAATACTATATCCGATTGTTTCTTATACGCTTCTACAGAAGGTGCAGTGGCAGAGCCACTGGTCCCCTCGTAAGGGTTGTACCAAGACCAATCTATAGTTTTATTTACTGTTTTCAATCTCATCATGAGTCCTCATAGCGAAAGCTAAGTTGTATAACTGGATAAAGGAGTAACTAACGTTACCACCATTCAGGGACAAATGTCCAACC